GGATGTACTAAAATGTCTGTAGAGCCTACTAACAAAGTTAAAGAGATGTGGAATAGGTTAAAGGATAGACTACCAGAGTACAATGTTGCTGATTGGGATAAGCAGACTAGAGAGACGCAAGACGCATTCATAGAAGGTATCAATATGTACTCTATGGATAATAATTACTTCTTAGCTCACATGGCTTTTACTCGTGTCTCAACAAAGCAAAGTTAAATGGATCTGTGATTACTTGCCACCTATCAATTTATGGAATGTGTGGTACAGAGGAGGTTATATGGAAGAAAGGATGTCTGCACTAAGAGAGTTAAAGGATGCACCATACTCAAGTCACTATAAAGGTTTCTTACCAGAGCCTGTAGATGTTATTGAGCGATGGCAGTTAAACTTTAATCTTGGTAATGCACTCAAGTACATTGCACGCTGTGAGTATAAGGGACAAAAGACAGAGGACTTGGAGAAGGCTATCTGGTACCTTCGCAGGGAACTAGCGATGTCAAAGGATTGATATGTTGACACTGACAGAGCTAACCGAGAAGTTACGAGATGAAGAAGAGACGGAGTTACTGAACAAGTTAGCAATATCATCAGATGACATTGTGGACAGGTTCGGTGACCGTATTGAAGAGCGGTATGATTTTTTAGTTGAAGAAATGGAGGAACTGTATGACGATGAATAATTATCAGACATACATCTCAAAATCTCGATATAGTAGATATGTACCAGAGCTGGGTCGTCGTGAGCATTGGGACGAAACAGTAAAGCGTTATTTTGATTTCATGGAGAATCATCTTAAGACAAAGCATGATTATGACATGAGTGGTGAGCGTGCAGAGTTGGAGAAGGCTGTGGTAGGTTTGGAAGTAATGCCTTCCATGCGTGCCTTAATGACTTCTGGCAAGGCTCTGGAGCGATCCAATGTAGCGGCATTTAATTGTTCATACCTACCTATTGACGATCCTAAGTCGTTTGATGAGGCTATGTACATCCTTTTGTGTGGTACAGGTGTTGGTTTTTCTGTAGAGAATAAATATGTCACTAAACTACCTGAAGTGCCTGAAAGAATCTTTGATAGCGAAACAACCATTGTTGTCTCAGATTCTAAAGAAGGATGGGCTAAAGCTCTTCGTCAGCTTATTAGCCTATTATTTGCTGGTGAAGCTCCTCGATGGGATCTATCTAAGATTCGTCCTGCCGGTGCTAAATTAAAGACATTCGGTGGTCGTGCTAGTGGCCCAGCACCATTGGATGAGTTGTTTAAGTTTACCGTAGCCAAGTTCAAAGGTGCTGCTGGTCGTAAGCTACACACTGTAGAATGCCATGACATCATGTGTAAGATTGGTGAAGTGGTAGTAGTTGGTGGGGTGCGTCGTAGTGCCATGATCTCACTATCCGATCTGGGTGATGATCGTATGCGTCATGCTAAATCAGGTGCATGGTGGGAAGCTAATGGACAACGAGCACTAGCAAATAACAGCGCTAGTTATGATGAGCGTCCTAGCGTAGGACAATTCATGGAGGAATGGTTGTCTCTGTACAATAGCCATAGCGGTGAACGAGGTATCTTTAACCGTGAAGCTAGTGCAAAGAAAGCAGCAGAGAATGGTCGTCGTAAGCCTAATGATGACTATGGCACCAACCCATGTAGTGAAATTATCCTACGGCCTTATTCCTACTGCAATTTGACAGAGGTAGTTATTCGGGAGAACGATGATGAGGAGTCGCTCAAGAATAAAATCAGGCTTGCAACCATACTGGGTACTTACCAAGCAACGCTTACGGACTTCCCGTACCTGCGTAATATTTGGGCAAAGAATACCAGTGAAGAGTCTCTGTTGGGTGTTAGTCTCACCGGCATCATGGACAACCAACTAACAGCGGATCCTGACCCGGAGATGCTGAAGCGTTTGCGTCAGTATGCTGTAGAGGTTAATGACAAGTATGCTAAGGCTTTTGGTAGTAATATTGCTGCTGCCATTACCTGTGTTAAACCTAGCGGTACAGTATCGCAGCTTGTTGATAGTGCCTCTGGTATCCATGCACGGCATAGCCGCTATTACATTCGTCGTGTTAGAGGGGACAATAAAGACCCACTGACGCAGTTTATGATTGCAGCAGGTGTACCAGCAGAACCGGATGTAATGAAGCCACACAATACTACTGTATTTAGTTTTCCTATTAAGGCACCAGAGCATGGTGTTTTGCGTGAGGACAAAACAGCTATTGAACAGTTAGAGGTATGGTTAAAATACGCACGGTACTGGAGCGAGCATAAGCCCTCAATTACTGTATCTGTAAAAGAAGAAGAGTGGCCTGAAGTAGGTTCATGGGTATGGAAATACTTTGATGAGATCAGTGGTGTTAGTTTCCTACCTTATGATGGTGGTACTTATAAACAAGCACCTTATGAAGAATGCAGTGAAGAGCAATACAACGCATTACTAGCTAGTATGCCTGTTGATATTGATTGGGACGCATTGAAGGAGGAGGAGGATAATGTTGAAGGAGCACAGATGCTGGCGTGCAGTGGAGGTGTATGTGAAATCTAAATAGTCTATATAAATAAAATAGCCCCCTTTCGGGGGCTTTATTGTTTGTGGTGGTTTTTATTGTTGTGTGCCGTATAACTGCCTGAACTCATCAAGCTGGTTTTGTTGCAGCGTTGGTTGGTTTAGATCCTCCACAGTAACACCAGCATCATTATACAGTGAAGCTAGTTGAGCAATAATGCCACCAGCTATACCTGTTTTATTAGCTTTTGCTTCCAATGTCAGTAGTCTGTTAATGTGGCGTGGGTTTGTCGTCAGTACCTTTGCTACAGCTCGTGGTGTCAATAGAATAGCACCAGCACCAGCTAGGCTATTCAGCGCTGTTTCCATGTCATTTGTTGTTGCTCCATATATAGCGCCGCCAAGACCGCCTACTGCTGTAAGAGCAGAGACACCACCACTAAACTGCCTAGATGTAGCAAACAATGAAAACTTACTGGAAGGTAGCTTACTAGAAATCTCAGCAGCATTGATAAACTTCTCTAAAGAACGAATCTCTACTGGATCAAGTAGAGCCTTGGCTATGTTTTCATTTGCAGGGTTCTTACGCCAAGCGCGGATACTAGCGCGTAAGCCTTCTTCCGAGATGTCTTTTTCAGCGCTTCCTAACATCTTTTCTAGGAAACCTCGTTGAGCGCCTCTAAGTAGTGCATCAGCCTCTGCTGGACTCTCGGTCAGAGACCGTGCTGTCCTTATAGACTTCATAACATCCTGAGCACTGAGTGCTGTTGTGTTGCTAAAGATAGCAGAGCCAACCTGATCTGGGTTCTTTTTAAGTGCTACAGCAAGACCGTCTGTGTACAAGTTATTTAGCGTATCACGATAGTAACCAGCAACATTTCTGTACTGCTCATAAACTTCCGGTTTACCGATTTGCTTAGCACTATCGTCCATCGCTTGCTCAAGATCAATTACAAGTTTCTTGAGATGAACTACTTTTGAGTTATCTTTACCAAAGATAACTTCCTGATCCCGGATAAGTTTTTTAATACCTGAAAGCTGCTCATGTACGACCTTAAAGCCCTGTGCTGGTTTTAAGTCAAGTAGTTCTTCCATCTTAGTAATGATGGCAGGGTCAGTACCAAGTGTAGAAGGTTTACCAGATTTAGTTAATGACTTTAGGTGAGCAAGTTCATTGGCAGCATCAGCCTGCGCTGCAGAAAGATTAACCTTTACACCATACTGGTCTAGGTTGTCATAATATGGGCCTACTATTTTAGATAAATTTCTACTGCCCCCTTCAACAACATCAGCAAGATTAGAATGGAAGTAAGTAGGATCAAAGGAAATATCGTCAACAGTCGCTAATAAGTTATTTCGTCCTACCTGTAAAGCGTGTACAGTAGCTTTGGCTTGCTTTTCAAACACACCAGCCGATGTAGGTGCAGAACGCAGGATACCTTCCAAACCAGACGCACCAGCGCCTTCCCTAGCTTGCCATGAAGTTAGGGTTGCACCCGGTACACCTTGTTTCTGTAGGTACTGCTGTGCTAGTCTAATCTTCTCTTGATTGGTAGAAGGCCCAAAATGCCTACCTAGCTTCTCAAGCGGAATCTTAATTAGTTCACCACCAAAACGGAATACAGCATTACCAGCAGCATCCGTAGCAGCATACTCCAATGCTTTCTCCATTGCGTAAGCAGCTGTCATAGGCTTACCAG